GTCGCGGGAACGAGCACCGACAGCATCAGATCACCGTGATGACGAACTGGCCGACCTTGGCGTTGCCGCCCTGCGCCAGAACGATCTGGACGCGGTCGTTCGCAAGGCAGATCAGGTCTTGAACGGCGTGGTTGACGTTGGTGCCAGTATAGAACCTGTCGGTTCCATCCTGCCCATGCGTCGGCTGACGCGGCGCGCGCGTGCCGCTGGCGCTGATATTTGACTGCGTCCAGAGCCCCTGGCCTGTGGCCTCGATGGTGATCGTGAAATCGACCGTCGCGTCGTAGGGATTGGTTCCGTCCGCGACATAGGCGATGGACGAGATGGCCCCGGTGATCGTCGGCGAATAGGCCGTTGCTGACCCGTCCGCCGCCGTGGTCACCGAGACGCTGAAGCGCTCGACCTTCATTGGATCACTCGACCACGTAGTCGAAGATCACGTCGATGTGCGTCGCCGTGGTCACGTTCGAGCCCGTCTTGCCGACCAGGATCGCCGTGCCGGCGTCGTTGGCGGTGTACGACGCGCCATCGGCGAGAACGGCGCCGCCCGTGCCGCCGTCGACGAGGACGGTCGACTGCGTCAGGCTCGCCTGCGCGAACGCGACCAGCTTGCGCGAGGTCGAGACGGTCCCGAGGATGTCAACCGTCGTGACCGCACCGGCCGCGCCACCGACGGCGATCGCCTTCGCGGCGACCATGCGGTAGCTCTTGCCGGAGATCGCCGGCAGGAGAGTGGCGCCCGCGTTGATCTCGGCGATGGTGAACCGCTGGCGCTTGTTCAGCACCGCGCCGCCGGACACATAGCCGCCCGACGCGATGTTGAGTTCGCCGCCGACGACCCAGCGGGAGCCGCCCTGCTCGGCGTAGTTCTGCGTGTTGTAGCTCATGAGGCACCTCGCTAGGTGAAAGGCGGCGAGCCGAGGCCCGCCGCCTCATCGGATCAGGCCGGCGGGTTCGCCGTCGGAGCGGTGCGGGCGTGGCCGAGCACCCAGACGGCCGCGATCAGCGCCGCGCTGGCGTTGTTCGCGGGCGTGATGGTCGCGCGGACGTAGCGCTTGCCGCCGACGTAGCCGATTTTCCGGCACTCGTTGTCGTCGTCGAACTGGAAGCCGGCCTGCGCCTCGGTGCCGAGCAGGAACGTATCGGCCACGGCGGCGTTGTCGGTCAGGGTCGCGCTGTCGCCGTCCTCGATCAGAACGGTGAACGTCGCGTCGGCGTCGGCGATCGAGCCGGTCAGGATGACCAGCTCGACGCTCTCGTAGCCGCGCGTGTCGAGGATCTGCGAGACGAGGGCGGTGTTGCCCGCCTCGGAAACGGGCGAGATCGCCCGCTTCACGTCGATGTTGTTGTGGAGGTCTTTGGAGGCCATTGCGATGGTCCTTTCTCGATCAGGATCAGAGAGCGACGTTCTGGAGGACGATCGCCTCGGGCAGCACGACCTGACCGCCGACGCGGCGGCGGAAGATCATGCGGACCGCGCCGCTCGTGGCCTGCGTGTACGGGTCGCGCAGCATTTCCATCGCGATCCGATCGACGATCACGTAGGCGCGACGGAAGTCGCCGAATGCCAGCGGCTTGTTCGACGCGCCGACGCTGGGCATGTCGGGAGCCTCGACATACGGCGCGCCGTTGATCGTGTTCGGGACGCCGCCGGACAGGCCCGGCGCCCACAGGTACTGGCCGGTGCCGTCCTTCAGGCGCCGGATCTCGCCGATGGTCGCGCGGTTCGCCATCCAAACGGCGCGGGCCGCGTAGTCGGTCTCCAGGTCGTAGAAGACCCGCAGGATGCCGTCGGCCGTCAGCGCCGCCGCGGCGCCGCTGTTGACCGTCGAGATCGAGGCGTTGCTGAGGAAGCCGAACGGACGGCCGACGCCGGAACCCGACAGGAACGCGGCGCCCTCGGCCTTCGCGAACTGCTCGGTCGCCTCGGCGCGGACCTCGGCTTCCATGTTGAACGCCGTGTCTTCGAGCATCTGGTTCGTGATGTCGCAGAGCGCGAACATCTCGTGCGTCGGGATCTCGTCCATGCCGTAGGTCAGGCCGGTCGTTTCCGACTTCGTGCCCTGCTCCTGGACCCACTGCGCGGAGAAGGTGCCCGTGCGCTTCGGCAGCTGGATGGCCTTCTGCGTGGTCTGGCGCGTGCGCGCGACCGCGCGGAACGGCGTGATCTCGACGACGCCCTTGATGATTTCGCGGACGTACTCGGTCGGCGCGAGGTAGCCGCCGAGCGTGTCGGGCGCGAGCGACAGGGTCTTCATCTCGGCCTGCACGCTGTCGAGCGACTTACGCTCGCTCTCGGACAGCGAGCCGTCGCCGCGCGCGATCGAGCGGACCACGGCGCGCATCCAGTCGTTGGCCCGGGCCTTGACCTCGTCGGCGGCCGGGGCGGACTTGCCCGAGCCCAGGCGGTTGAGCTTCGCGGCCAGATCGGCGGCGGTCTCGCTCGCGTTCTTCGCGGCCAGCTCGGCCTGCACGAGCTTCTGGTTCAGCGTCTCGTACTTCGACAGGCTCGCCTCGATGCGGTCGAGCTTGTCGCGCACGACGACGTCGGCGCTGCCCTTGCGCTCGATCTCGGCGAGGCGCGCGTCGTTGGTCTTCTTGAAGGCTTCGAAAGCGGAGCCGACAGCGTCGACCGCGCTCTTCAGTTCGCTGGTGTCCATTGGATCAACCTTTCGCGGAGAGGATGGAAGCCGCGCGCTTGAGCGACGCGACCAGAGCCTCGACCTCGTCGTCACGAGAGGCGTCGGCGGTATCGTCGCCTGCGTCGCGCAGGTGACGGCGGACCACCGCGACGAGGCTCTTCGCCTCGGCGATGGACATCTTGCGTTCGTCGCGCAGGGCGGCCTCCAGGCCGCGCGCGTCGAGGATCAGGGATGGCGCGCTCTTGAGATATGCGAGCTTCGCCAGCGGGTTCATCGGGTCGTCGACGATCGAGACCTCGCGCAGATCGATCGCCTTGAGCCAGCGGCGCGGCTCGCCCGTGCGGCCGGTGCCCATCTTCGAGCCGCCAGCAGGGACGCGATAGCCGATCGACATGCCCTTGATCGCGCCTTCGCGCAGGCGCGCGTAGGTCATCTTGCCTTCGTCTGTGTCCAACCCGATGATGCGGCCCTCGACGTGCAGGCCGTTCGTGTCCTCGGCCATCTTGTCCCAGACGCCGACGGCGCCCTTGGCGCGGTCGTGGTTGTAGTACATCGAGGGCAGGCCGCCCTTCGCGCTCCACGACGCGAGGCTTCGCGCCATCGCGCCCGGCGTGATCATGTCGCCGCCCTCGTCGATGTTGCCGTAGACCGCGCCGTATCCGGCGAATGAGCCGGCGGGCTTGTCGGGCGCGAACTTGACTTCGAGCGCGATGCTCGCGACGCCGTTTGTCATTCGCCCAGCTCCTCGATCCGATCGGCGATCCTGTTCGCCCATGCGCGGCCCGCGTCGCCGCCCCAGAGATCCCACGCGATGCGGCCGTTGCTCGGGAAGCCGGGCTCGCCTTCGCGGAAGCCCTCGGCCCGCTTGTCGACCTCGTGGCGCGCGAAGAAGCCGACCATCCGCATGATCGTGTCGCGCGGCAGGCGCCGGCCGTTGCTGATGTCGCGCGCGCGAGCGATGCCGATCGCGGTGCCGCCGCGGCCGAACTCGGAGCGCCACGCAAGCGCCCGGCGAGCGGCGGCGGCCATCTCGTCGGTGGGCTTCCACGGGTTCTTTTGGCCGTTGTCGTCGTCCTCGTCGTCGTCCTCGACGTCGACCGGCGACGCCACGTCCGCATCCGAGCCCTGGCCGGCGACCTCGCCCATGTTGAGCGGGAAGAGAGGCTTGTCGAGGCCGTCCAGCGGGTTCCACCCGTCGTCCTCGCGCGCCTCGTTTCGCGTCATCCAGCCGCCGCGGATCGCGCGGTCGTAGTACTCGGCGCGATCCTTGAGGCTGCCGCGCAGCAGTTCGCTGGTGTCGATCGTGAAGCGGAGCCCCGCGCGCCATTCGTCGTCGGTGAGGAGCTGCGCGTTCAGCGCGGCGGTGAGGGCCTTGATCTCGGGCTGAAGCGTGTAGCGGACATGCGCCGCAAAGAAGGCCTCGGCGCTCGCGAAGGTCGGTGAGTTGTTGCCGGCGTGGCCGAGCATGATCGAGAACACGCCCATGAGGCGCGCGATTTCCTCGATCTGGTGCTTGCGCGTTTCGAGGTGCTGCGCGTCGACGCCGGTCATCTGCGTCGGCGTGAACTTGAGGGCGCCCGAGGCCAGTACCGGCTTGCCGGTGTTCGCTGCCGATCCGTACATCGAAGCGATCGCCTGGCGCACGCGATCGCGCTGCTCCTCCGACGGGTTGCCGTCGAGCGTGAAAAGTCCGGTCGTGCGGACGCCGTTCTTGTGCAGAGCGGCTTGCGACCGCTCGCTGGCCTGGGCGAGACCGAGCGCTTGGCGCCCGAGCAGGACCGGATCGAGGCCGCGCGCGCTGTCCCACGACGGTGAGCGCAGATGGAAGACCTCGCCGCGCGAGAGCGTCAGGGTGCGGCTGTTCTCCAGGCTGATCGTGTATTCGAGTTCAAGGTCTTGCCGAACCACGATCTGCACGTTGTCGGGCTTGATCGGGATCAGCTCGCGGATCTGGCCGTTGACCACGTTCCGCCAGGACACCGCGCAGCCCGTCGACGCCTTGTGCATCATGGTCGTGCGCGTCCACTCGCTCGCGTCCTGCCATGCGTTCGTCTTGCGCGCGAACAGGTCGTAGAGCGGGTGATCGGTCGCCGGCTTCATGCCGCCATCGACCGGGCGCATCAGCACGATCGGCAGCTGCGCGATGCCGTCGGCGATGACCATGACCGCGCGATAGAAGGCCGGAACCTGCAGCGCCGTCGAGATCGTGACGGGCTCGCCGGTCCAGGACTGGCTGTAGCCGAATGCGGCGTCGAGCCAGCCCTCGGTGAACTCGACCGCCTTCTTCTCGTCGCGGCCGAGCAGCCGCTCTATCCAGCTCAGCACGGCATCGCCCACGCCGCCGCCGGTCCGGCGACGGTCGGGTTCAGCGTCATGAGGTGCGCGGCGTTGAATGCAGCCATCAGCGGATCGATCTTTCCGTAGCCCGAGGCGGCGCGCTCGATCATCATCGCGGTCGAGGTGGCGCGGACCTTGGCGTTTCCGGCGCACCACGCCATGAGGCGCGAGCCGGAGTGTTTCAGCGAGCCGTCGACCAGCTTGCGCTCGACGGTCTTGGCCGCGTTCATCAATCGGATACCCTGAGGCACGCCGACGAGCAGCTTCGTCTCTTCCGAGACGCCGATCTCGGCCAGCGCGTCCACCGCGCCGCCGATGCCGGCGGGATCTGCGCCGACCATCGCGAGGCAGCCGGCATCCAGCACAAGCCCGACATGCGACTTGATCCACTCCAGATCGCCCGGCAGGCCGTCGACGACCGTCAGGTCGCCGTCGCGAGCGAAGTCCTGGTAGAGCGCGGCGTTTGCCTTTCGCCGGTCCAGCCCCTCGGGGCTGATCAGCGCATGAGCCCAGAGCAGCCATCGGCGCGTATCGCGCTCGCGCGCAATGACCGCGAAGCCGAACAGGTCGTCGAGGCCGCCGCCGTCGAGGCCGATCGTGGCGACCTCAGCGCGGTCGAGCAGCTCGTCGAGCGATCGAGGGCCGCCGTTGCCGCGCGACCAGAATTGCGCGCCAGCCCAGCCGTCGGACCGTAAGGCCACGCCGATCTGGACGTTGAGGTGCTGCGATGCCCAGCGGCGAAGCTCGGCCTCGCCCGCCTCCTTCGCGGCCTCGAAGTCAGGGACGAGGCGATCGACGGTGATGCTACGGCCGTTGTTGGGCGTGACGAGATGCCAGTTGCCGGGATCCTGCCAGTCAACGCCCTCGGGAAACTCGTACAGGACCGGCAGGAGTGGCGCGGCCAGTTGACCGTCGCGGACCTTGCGGGCCTTCGACAGTTCCGCCGCGAACACACCGGCAGGCGGGCGCTCGGACTGCGTGGTGATCTGGATCAAAAAGGCTTCGGGCTGCGAGATCAGACCGCCGCGCAGCTGACCGATCACGCGGTCAGCGTCGGCGGCCTCGGCGATGACGTGCGTTTCGTCGAGCAGGATGCCTGCAGGCTTCGTGCCGGTGACGACCTTCGGGTCGAAGGACTTGACCTTCAAGAACGCTTTCGTCTGCCGGTAGGCGATGCGCTTGAGGTGCGACTGGACGTGGAACTTGGCGGCCAGGACTGGCTCGGCCTCGATCATGCCGACAACCTGATTGAAGGCGAGGTCGGCAATCTCCTGCGTCGGCGCGATCAGCAAGAACTCGGCGCGCGGGCGCTGGTTGACCAAGAGCGCGGTCAACATGATCGCTGCGCCGGCGGTGGTCTTGCTGTTCTTCTTCGGCACGAGGACGAATGCCTCGCGGATTTTACGCTCTCCGCCGATCGCCGAGCCGAACAGCGCCCGCACGATGTCGCGTTGCCAGTCGCCGGCGGCCTCGCGCATCCGCGGGCGGCCGGGAACGTCGGGAAGGCGCAGCGCGTCGAAGATCATCGCCGCGCGGTCGGCGGCGTCCTTGTCGAGCGGCAGGTCCGGGACCAGGGACCGCCCCGACCGGAGCCGATCAGCCCAGTCGCGGCAGGCGGTGTCCCAGCCCATCAGTTCGCCAGCAGGCGCTCCCAGTCGGTTCCGCGCTCGGCGGTCGCGGCCAGCTCTTCGGCCTGCTGCTTCTTGCCGGGCGCTTCGGCGCGGGCGTGGACGTATGGGGCTGCCGCCTGGGCCATGCGATCGCGGCGCGCGGCGTCGGCGGACGGGTCGCGCATGACGGAGAGCATGTATTCCAGCGGCGACAGGCCAACGAGCATGGCTTCGGTCAAGATCAACTTGGCCGGGGCCGCCTGCGACTGCTTCGGTCGGCCGGCGCCGGGACGGGGACCGCCTTTCGGCATGTCAGGTCTCCAGTGGTTTCGGATGGCTGCCTAGATATGCGGC